TAGTGATAGAAAACCCACCCCCTTTATATCACACCCCCTATAAACTATAACAAAATTTTAAAACAAAAAAAGCACAACAAAGCTACAAAGTTTATTTTGTAACGATCGCTATGCTATACTATCATACTATATACACTAGTACTATACTACTACTATACTATTCTTCTTTATCTCCTCCCTCTATTTCTTGTTTCTTATTAGTTAAGAACTTATACAAGTGACTGACTACTACTGCTAAGTATACAGTTCCAATCAATGATATTAGTTCATCACTAATCATACCTTTAAACACAGTCATACCTGATACATAAACAGACAATACAATTAACTCTACTGCTATTCTTTTTCTAACACTAGGTTTTAGAGTACCTGTATCTATAAACTCTAGTGCTAAACTAAGTAACTGCATAAATACAACTAAGCCAATTGCTTTCAATGTTTCAATCATTATCTTTCTTCTCCTTTATTATTAGTTTTCTAATTGGTATGTTTGTAGCTCTCCTGTATATACATAACCACCATAAACGTTCCATGTTTTTGTACTTAGATTATCGTACATATTTGAATGCACTTTTCTGTTCTGACTTCTGCTATAATCTCCGTCAGGTTGTTCAAACACTTGTAAGTGTAGTCCTTTAGCTTTACATTCTAATAAGTAATTACCTCCTCTTTCTGTTGTAGGGTTCATTAGTATACTATTATCAAAAGTACAACTGCTTGGAACTTTGATATAATATTCTCTAACTGGGTTTAATATTTGTGCAAAGTTCTCAACCTCACAACTAATTGTATAACTCTGTTCAGTAGGGTTAAAATCAGTAGTTTCAAAACCTGAATGAATATTGACTTTATAAGCACAACAAAAGTCAAAGTCTTCGCTGTAATAAAAACCAAAGTTAGGATAAACCTCTCTATGTCCTTTGTCCATTTGGTACTGTGTATACTTGTATCTATCTGCTTCTGACAATTGAAACGGTTTAGGTCCTTCGCCCTCTGTGATTTGGATATTCTTTACATGCCATTCACTATTAGCGCTCATTCTAAAGCGGAAAGTTTTAGCGCTTGGAAACGTTGAAGCAGTAGTGAAAGAAATATAATGCAATTCCCAACCGTCGCTCGTTGCTTTATTACTCCAGTTATATAATAAGTCATTACCAAGTTTTAAACCTGTTTCTCCGTCTATTGTGACATCTTTAGTATTATCAACTAAGATACTGCCACTAGTACCGAAAAAAGTCTGCATATCGCCTTTGATTTTTCTAGCATTAAATTGCCATGTATATCTAGTGTTTGGTTTTAGTTCTACTTCTTTTTCAAACTGATTACAAGCAATATCAGCTTCCCCTGTGGCATTTGCAAACTTAAAATAATTCATTTGAGGGTATAAATCGTTTTTACGTTCGATTGTACTTTGACCTCCAAAAGCATAAAAAGCAAAAGTTTTATACCAGTTATCGCTATACACCTCACTATGTAAAATCTCTCCACCTCTAAACAAGTTATTTACACCGTTATTAGGTGGTGTTGGTACTATAACCTGTTCCTTGAACATGTTCCAATAGTTTTTCTTGTCTACTTGTATTTCTAACTTATGGCGACCTACTCCAATTAAGTCTAAAGGGTTTAATACATCTACTTTTCTTCCGTTTAAATAACTATCCATTTTTCAAACCTCTCAAACCGAAACCGCTGATAATAAAGTCATCTGCACCGATGTCTAACGAATACTGCGGTTGTCTATAATTATAATTTTCATTAGGTTGTGAATTTCGCCAACCTGTGACATCTTTGTCTTTTGTACATTTAGCTAAAGCACCATTCAAAACAGTTGTAATTGTCTTATTTTTGGTATTTACTACCATTTCAGTTTTTGAAACATTCAATTTGTCCTCTTGTATTTCTCTCCAAGTGTAAGAACTAGGGTTTGTGCTATCTTCTAGCGTGTAATCTGTGTATTGTCCGATGTAGCTAGGACGGTCTACTTTTGTTGTTTCGCTTTCAGTCGGCATGTAAGGAGTGTTAGTTAAACCTATTTCAAGCTTGATAGCAGAATACACAATTCCTGACGTGTCTTTGATTTGTCTAATGATAATGCTATCAGTATCAGCTAAAGCACTATCAAAATTTTTATATTTAGTATCTATTTGTATCGGAAAACTTAAACGAATTGTTTTACCTAAATCGCTTTGTTCAATATTATGCCAGAATTGACCAACAATTGTGTTGAAATCATCGGTTCCAACATTTCCGTGAGCTTGATAGGTTTGACCTTTAAGTTGTAAAGAAATTGCACCTCCAATTTCGGCATTCAACGGCACAAAAGCATCGAAACTAAAGGTCATCGCTGAAACTCCAGTTTTAGATTTAATTGAAGAGTCATATATTTGTTCAGAACTAAATAAAGTACCCCACCATGACGCAGTTGAAGTTACTGTTAAAGATTTCGTATTTTTTAACAGATTAAAACTAGGATAAATAGTTGAAAATCTATCTGCACCGTTTGCACTAAATGCCCAAGCTGTGTGAGTGTATTTTCCGCCCTCTTGTGGCACTCCTTGCGTTCCGTCAGTAGATTGTAACAAACCACTAGGAAAACTAATAGAAACGTTACACAACCATTTTACACGGTATATCTTCATTTCTACGTCAATATACCCTTGAGCGTAAACATCGCCCTCTTTGTAGCTCTGTAAAGGGTCAGCATAATAGAATAGACAGAAGTCCATTTCTTCGTTATAATATAGACCGTTATAAGTGTATTTGTTACTAAAAAATTCAATATATTGCTTTTTACTCATTGCCACGCTTATCGTGTCCTTACTAGAATTAATAAGCTCAATAGGGTTATGAATTAGCAACTCTTCAAAGTTTAACCATGAAAACATTACTCATATATCCTTTCTAATTTACATAGTCCTGTCATAAAGTCCATTTCATACGGAACACAAGGACCATAAGACTGATTTTGTGGGTTTTCGTCTTTAATTCCCCACCATTGATAGCGTGTATTGTACAAGTTCGTGAACATTTGAGGGTTATACTTGACTTCGTCGTACTGCACTTTAGGAGTGAACTCGTCATAGTCTAACCAGTTAGGGCGAACGTTTTGAAGCATTTCAGCGTTAGTTTTGTCTGTGAAAACTATATGCCCATTCATAGCACCGTCTTTTGGTACAATAGACCAATATTTTAATTGTGCTGTTTCTTCAACTGGTATGGTGTATTCTTCCGAACGTTCCCATGCTGATTTGGTAGGGTTAAACTTATAAAACCACGCTCTTCTTGCCTTGTCATTAATGAATAAAACACGGTCAGGAATCGCTTTAGTTCGTTTGTTGTCATAACCTCTGAACCAGTCCTCTGTCACGTGGTCTGTTGCTAGAAATTTTTGGAACAGAGAAACATTCCAACCGATTGAAATACCCTTGATTTTTGTCAAGTTTGTTTCTGTGTCTACCATTCTAACCCTCCATGGACGCATGATTAGTCCGTTTGGTAGTCCGTATGTAGTCATCCAATCGTTCATACTGCTATAACTTGGTTCTCCAAACACTTGCGGAGGTGTTATACCAACCCTGTTACGCATTACGTCAACTTCTTTTACAGAATCTTCATTCACGTAGTAAGAACCTAAAGAGTAACCAACGTTTAAAATTGCTGAACGTGGTATTTCATCAACTCTATAACCTTGACTTGCTTGTTTATAGTGGTAACCCTCTATACATACGTTCGCCATTTCTCCTGCTACTGGGTCAATCGCTGTGTTTTGGTCCACTACGTACAACGGTTCTTGTATGGTTGCCCAATCGTTCCCCACTCCGTCAAACGCTTGTCTGTCGTCTTGAAATTGTTCAGGATATAAAGTGTTCCCTGTCATGTCAAACACGCTCTTAGAACCGTTTAAAACGTGAAAATTAACTGTTCTACCACTTTCGTTAGTGTATATATCAGAATCAATTCCAATTAATACACGTTGATTAAGAGGACGACAATAGCACCATACGGCATTCTGTTTTGTATCTCCTCCGAACAGTTCATAATTTTCATCGTTCAGTTGTCCACCCCAAACGTAATCTCTAAAATCGTTACTATCTGAATCAGAATACCCTGTGTAAACAGGTCGTGAATCTGCCATGTCTTGGCTCTTAAAATAGTTATATTCTTCTTCTGTTGTAACGTATGGTGTTACCTTGTCCATTTCAATTTTAGGGAAAAACAAGCCGATTTGTTCTTCTTGTCCTGTGCTATCAAGTTCAACCCTCAAACCTAAGTTTTCAGCCGTTTCCGTAGTTTGTAGCGTAACTAACTCACTAACAAAAACGTATTGCCACGGCTCAACTTTATAAGTACCAACAGAAGCCACAGAATTGCCGTATAAGAGTTTTAAATTAAAGTCTAATGGTTTTCTACCAAAGTTAGTTAAACGAATTGACACGCCCATTTTTTTGCCTTGTGTGAGGTTAGGCTTTACTGGTAATTTTTCCCAATGTGTCCAATAATTCCACCCCCATGTTCCACTAGCGTTTTTAGGGTTATAAAGTCTAATACCTAAGCTATAAGGTCTATGCCAATCGCTAGGGAACTGACTAGTTCTGTCTACTTCGCTTAAATCGTTTAGTTTGTAGTAATAACCAACGTCAAATTTGTCTGGGTCCTCTGATGTATCGCCCTTTAAAAATCTAAGGTTAGAACGTGTCAATAAGTTCCATTGTGGCAACTCTCTACAAAAGTCTAGCCCTGTTTTTTCGTTCCAAGTATATGCCTTATTCAATCGCCAAGCCCTCCACTAAGTCAACTAGTTCCTTTTCTGTGCTTACTTCGTCAACTTTTTGTTGTTTGAGTTTTACATTTGCGTCAATATAAACTCCCTCAATCTCCATTAATTTCAACAATGCCGAACGGTCTGGCAGTTTGTTGACTTCTGTAACTGTTCGCCCTGTTTCTGTCTTTCGTCCGTTTGCGTTGTTTTTGTATTGGATAACTGTCTTTGTTTCTTTTCCTCCAAAAGCTAGGGTCTTTAACGCTTCTAGCATTTTTTTATTTTCTTCTTCTGTCATAGCCATTAAATAAAATAGTCCTCACTTTCTTCGCTTTCTAAGAACCACCACATCAAGTTAATTAAAGCGTCAGCCAAATCAATCTTATCTGTATAGCCCTTTTTAATAATACGCATTAGCCCAAAATCGTTTATTTTCGTTTCTGCGTTCATTAAATGCACCGCTAGTAATTTACTATCAAAATGAATTTTACCCTCCTCCATTAGCTTCTGTGTGGCTTCTAGGGTATTAGATAGCTTAAAACTGTTCTGCATTACTTTGTTATAAAATTCAATGTCATAAGTTTGTTCAAATTTATCAATGAAATTCTTGGCATAGTTAGGGTCATAATTCAACGCAATTGGAACACTACCATTCATAGCACTCATAAAAGCGTCCCATGCTTCATCTGACATGTTATTAATGCCCTCGTGTGTTATTGTTTCCCCTAAGTGCTTAAATTTGTCGTCTGCACTCTCTGGCATGATAGGGATAGCTTTAAAATAATAGTGTCCGTTTTCTCTGTAACCTATTACAGTACCCCAAACATCGCCACGAACAGAAAAGTCTGAACCAATAGCAACTAAACGACCCTCAAAATCTAATGGTGGCACTAGACACTTATCTACAATTTGTTTTGTAAAGATTGTAGTGCTGTCAGTCATTGATAAATTAAAGCGTTTAGTGATAATTTTAGCCATTTTAACGGGGTTACCAATTGCCCCTATAAAGTCCTTTTGAATGTCCTCAAGACTTAAAGTATAGCCTAAAGCTGGGTTAGCTTTAATGTACTTAGAACTGTCTTTTACTTCGTCATAATCGTCCAAAGCATAATAGAATACCCAATGGCTGAAATCATCATCTTTTACCCATTCTTTCCAACTTTCAAGCTCATCATCATAAGCACCGCCACGAATAACGTTGTTTGTGGTTGAAATAAAAAGCGTACCCTTATTTTTTCTTAGCCCTTGTCTAATAGTGATAAGAGGGTTCTTTTTAAATGCACCAAACTCATCTATTATTACAAGTTGTTCACGTCCACCGTCTAGCGTGTCCTCGTTACTAGCATAGATAGAAATCTCTGTACCTTTGCTTTTTAGAATTGAGTTATCTTTTACGATGATTTGCTCTTTATTCAGCTTGAATTGATTTTTAAACTTATTTATGATAGTGCCTTGACAGTTTCCCATAGCTCTAAAGTGCTTCATCAAGATTTTTTCTGCTTGGTCTTTTTTAGTAGCCATTAAAGCGATGACGCTATTAGGCTTAGGAAACAAAAAGAGTTCAATTAAGGCTATCATGACATCAAGAATAGATTTAGCGTTTGAACGTCCTACAATAACAACAAATTCATCAATTTGGTAAGGAGTGCAATACATCAAAGTAAGCACCGCCTTGTGATATGGTATGATTTTAAAACGTTCGTTATTAGGCAAAGTCATAAACTCCTCAATGAAATTAAAGATTTTATCCGCCTTTTTGTAGTCTATTTCATGTTCGATTTTAGCCACTTTTTTCTTTAGTAGCTTAATCATTTCGCCATTATCCTTGCTTTGTCCTATCCAGTCTTGAATTAAACTCATTTTTTATATCTCCTTACATTAAGCCCTCCGCTAAAATTCTAGCATAGTCAATCAAATCTCCGCTTCGTTCCATTCCTTGGTGGCATTTATGGCAAAGAACTTCGGTAGGTACATTTATCACTTCTTTGTAAAAGTCATTGACCTCTAACATGTCGTTTTGCCATTGTAGTGGAATAACGTGATGACATATTAAATGTTCTGTACTCCAACACTTCTCACAATGTCCCACCCTGTTCTTTTCTTCACGTGCCTTTTTTATCCACCTAGGGTCATTGTATAGCTTACTTTTAGTATAAATCAACGTTTATTCAATTTTACCCCATTTCTTTCTAATTTGTTATAAATTTCGTTCGCAATTCTACGACCGTCTGCACTAGATTGTACATAGATTTTGATATCTTGTTTTGAGTTGTCTTGTGTTCCAATGCTTGGTGTTGCGGTTGTTCCTTTGGTTGCTCGTGCATAAGGTTGGACTGCATTAACTGCTCTACTGATTGCTTCACGACCACCTGCAAAGAATTGTAAGTCTAATGGTATCTGTCCATTTCTTGAACCTAGAATTTTTTGACCTAGTGAAGTGGGTTCTTTAATTCCTAGAGGGTCAATGTTACTTCTTAACCAACCCCAATGAAAGTCACTAAAGATATCGCCCCATGTACTGTTCTTTCTGAAACCTAATGCTTTACCAAGTAAACCAGTATTACCCCCAACGCTACGTGAAAGGCTCAAGGCACTTTGAACGGCACTATAAGCGTTATTTGCCCAATTATATAAATCTCTTAATGAACTAATAGCTGAACCAACTTTACCTAAGAAACTACCGATAGAAGTGTAATTGATTTTGTTAAAGAAGTTGTTGACTGCACTTTTTGCGTCATTAACTGCGTCTTTCATTTCATCTTGTGAAACTTTTCCGTCATGGTTCTTGTCAATGATTTGTGTTAATGCACCAACTGCTTTACCTGCCATTTGACCTAACTGACTACCGATAGTGCTTGCCATTGTTGTGGCATTGTTTCCTAAGTTACCCATGTCAATGCCTGTATCGCCTAACCCTTTACGGAAACCGTCCAAAGCACTTGTATTGAAACCGTTGGTAATCATTTCACGAATTTGCCCCCACGTGCTAGGTCCAGAAGCAACTAATTCATTCCCTTTCTGTTGGAACAATTCTAAAGCTCGGTTCATTACATCTGTACCGATTGCACCGTCCTCCATAGCTTGCTTGAACTCTCCCATGCCTATGCTAGTATGGTTAATTTCGTTGTATGCTTGAATCAACATATCACGGAACTGTGCACCCAAAGCTGATTGCATGATTTGATTGAAGTCTTGAGCGTGCAAAACTCCTGAACCTAATGCTTGAGCCAAACCATAAGAAAATTGCTTCTGTGTGTCCATTGATAGACCTAGGCTATCCCCTACGGCATTAATTGAATTAACAATTTTAAATGCTTGGTCGCCTGTTAGACTAGTATAACCTGAAATGGTAGAACCTAACTCATTCAAGTCATTGCGTTGTGATTTTAGAAGTTCACTACCTGAATCAATGTATGAATTAAAACGTTTGTAACCCTCTGCACCGTCTGCCAAAGTAGCTGATAAGCTCTTTTGTGCTTGAATTTGACGGTCATAAGTAGTCATCAAGTTGTTAGCAAAACCGCCAATATAACCAGTAGCAGTTGAAACCGCACCAGTAACAAGCCCAATTCCTGCATTAACTCCACTCACTACGTTCCCAATTTTAGAGAAAGTTGAAAGCATGTTAGAACCGTAACTTTTGACGCTATCAAACGCACCTGATAAGCTGAACCCCTTACTTGAACCAATCTTTGAAAGTTCTGTGCTTAGTCTAGTCGCTTGCGTTTGTGCTTTGACTAACTGACTTTCTAATGCCTGTACTTGTTTTTGTGTAGCACCTGACATCTTAGCGTTCGCAAGTGCTTTTGTTAAATTATCTACATTCTGTTTAGCAAGGTTTAAAGCTCTCTGTGTTTCTTTAATACCCTTGTCTTTCATAGTAACAGAACCAGTTATTTGAGCATTCTTGTTCGTTTCTTTAGCTAGACGCCCAATGTTATTGATTTCTCTTTGGACTTCCCTAGCATTTTTTAGAACGCCTTTAGTTTCCAGTTCTGCCTGAATGACGTATTTTTCTTTAGCCATTGTTTGTTATACTCCTTAATTTACGCTTAATGTTTTTAGTTTTGTCGTCCATTTCGTGAGTGGCTTTAACTAGCGTTCGTCCATAACGTTGGTGCAAGCTACGGTCATGTAATAAGACATTGAGCATTCTCCAACTTTCATCTTTAGCTTTGAAGCCATTGACTACACCAATGTTTCCGCTTTTTAGTGAACCGTAAGAACGTGTTACTTGCTTAGTGATTTTTTTAGTATCAAACTTAACAGGGTAACGCGAGAAATCTCCACCCAACGAACTTTTATAACTGCGTTTAACTGTATTCTGATTAGAATTAAAAGCGTCAACCATTTCTAACCAGACTTTCTTAAGTTGTTTCTCTGTGAACTTTTCCAGTCCTGTTACTTTGTTGGTGGTTGCCATAATTTTACCTCCACGTGTTCCGCGTTTTTTAATTCCTCTGCGGTTGTTTTTTTCTTCTCTTTAGGTGTCAACGTTGAAATTAGTTTTAGCGTCCACCCTAAAGGTCTATGGCTATATACTTCATAGGGAACTCTGAAAGCTGTCATAGCACTAACAATGGCAAGCGTTGTAATTCTTGCTTCTTCCCTTACTTCTTCTTTGCTAGTGCTATCGCTTTTTTTGTTTCGTCTACCAATTGTTCCATAAGTTCGGCAACCGTAACAGGTAAAAGTCCACCAATTAAAGCCCCTAGAATTTCATCAAGTGTATATTGTGGCGAACAAGCCCAAAAGAACAATGCTAAACTGTGATAGTCACGTTCGTTCAAATCTCCGAAGTAAATGCCATTATCTTCCATACGTTCTAATGCTTTAAAGTCAAATTTAAAATCTTCTTTTTTCATCTGTGTATCTCCTTATAAATTAAAATAAAAGAGTGGGAACTATTAATTCCAAGCCCTCCACTCTTAAAAAATTACGCCTTGACGTCTTCAGCTGTGAGCGGTTTGAGTTCGTTGAACAACTTTTTAAAGGCTAAGGCTCTGCCGGCTGTTCCAGTTGATAACTCTGCGTCAGATACTTTAAATTTTATAAACAAACGTTTCGTGTTCGCTAGTTTAAAATCTCCAATTGTCACAGTTGCTGTGTGTTCGTACTCTTTACCTGTTGGACTTTCTTCGTCAGCCTCTGCCGTGTCACTTGGTGTTGTAGCTTGAACATTTGGATAGAACGTAGCTTTGTACCCTGTTCCGTCATCGTCACGATAACGTTCAGCATAAGCGAAGCCATAAGGCTTGTAATTTGCTACGTTGTCAGACAAGAACCCAAACCATGCATCGAACCCTAAAGCATGAGTTGCAAAATCGTCAGGCAAGTCATAAGACTTAACTTTAATTTCTGTATTTTTAGCACCTGCGATTGTACGATAAGGCGCGTTAAACCCTGCATAGAAATTTTTGTTCTCTTGGTTGGTCTCTGCTTCCACCGCACGCAAACCTGCGATAGGAATTCCTGGGGTTTTCCCTGTAAGGTCTGTGAAAACTACCCCATACCCTAAACCGTGGGTTAATTCATTTTTTGATGTATATGCCATTTATTTTTTCCTCCTACTACTTCCAAACTTTAATAGCACCGTCTTTAATGAAACCACCGCAAACGGCAATAGTGCCATAAACCTGTACTTTATTTTTACGAACATCTTTAGTCACTTTAAACTGTGGCGTCAAGTCGCCTGCAAGAATGCCCTTGTAAGGGTTAATAAGCACCTTGTCAAAAGTGTTATCCCCTCCGTCATTATAGTGCTTAAAGCTCAAAGTTTCAATTTTTGTAACTCCATTAACAACTGGTGTGAAATCATTTTCTTTTACAAAAAGAACATCGTCGCCTGATTGTGAAAACTTATCGGCACTTGCTTTCTGTTTAACCGCCCCAACAATTGAACTTGAAGCGATTGAGCTATGAACTCCACCCCAAATTAAATGGCTTTCGATTGTTTGATACAAAGTATCTCGTACTATATTCAATGCACTTTGTACACCGTCAGCAGTTAAATTACCTGCGTCGTTTAAGTTAATACCAAAACCAAAACCACGAGGAGTGAGAATCTTGTAAGTCGTTTCATTCACATCTAACACGCTATTTGTTTGCCCTTGCTCTTTAGCTTCAGGAAAACCTGTTAAATCGACCGACTGCAACAAATCAGCCCCAACTTTAGGGATACGTGACAAGAGAGGGAACAAGTCGCCAAGTCCCTCTGCATTAGTCACATTCTTAATTTGTTGAGTATAACGGTCTGTAATATTAAATTCAGCCATTATCTACTCCCTTTCTTATTTTTTACCTCTAGGCAATTCACTTTCTTCCGTCACTAGCCGTTTTTTTTTAGGTATGCTGAACGGTTTTTACCACGGATAGAACCACCTACAAGAGTTTCAGAAAGCCATTGTTCAACGTTATAACGGAGGTCAAAGTCGTTGTAGTTTTCCATATTCAAATCTCCGATAAGAACATACTCATCGTGATTGTAAACCGCTACTTCGTCTTTAGGCATCCAAACACGTGTTTCAAGATTAACCGCCCCAAACGATTGAGCAATTTGCGCCTTTGTCGCAAGTTCGTTGAAACGTGAGTGACCGTCTGTTCCTTTAGCTTTACGCAACTCTGCAAAAGTTTGTGGACTCATAACAATTGTGATTGCGTCAGAAATTGAGCATTCAGCAACTGCGTCAGTAATACCCTCAAACAAGTCTGTATTCTCGATTTGTTTTGTCCAACCGTCTGTGGCAGTTTTCAAACCATAGAAACCATTTGAACCGTCAGCAGAACCAAGAATCATGTTGTATTCCACTTTTTGAATAACACGGTTTACCATTTCAGACATTACATATTCAGATAACGCACCTGAATCATTTACACCTCGAACAGTTGCTTTATCCATTTGTAGGTATGCTTCTGCCATTTGTGGACGAAGTGAACGTTTAGAAGCCGTTTGAGCTTTGTTTTTGTCTGTACCTGCTTTGAAAGTACCTTGTAAGAAAGTATCATCTACACCGTCCTCTGCAAGTGTCAAACCTTGGAAGCGTGCTTTCATAGCACCGTCATAGATACCTGACTTACGAGCATATTTTGAAGTGATAGACCCAAGAGAGTTGACGACATTCAAATCTGAACCATTAGAAAATTCACGCAAGAAACCTTGTTCTGGCATTTCTAGCATTTTGTCCCCAAGTTCACGCATAAATTTACGCTCTACGTCTTGAGGTTTTTCGCTAGGAATCTTCGCTTCACGTTCTTTTTTAAGTTCTTCACGCTCTTTGTTAAGTTCTGCTACTTTAGCTTCAAGTTCTCGAACTTTTACACCTGCTTCAATTGCTTGCTTCATGATTTCTTGTGTTTCGTTTGCACCCATTTTTTCTTGTTCTCCTTTTTCTTCTTCTCGTACTTTTGTCACTTTAGCACCTTTATTACTTGGTAACGGAGTAAGTGATACCTCCGTAATTGTAACATCTTTGTAATAGCCTACTCCGTCAATTTCACGAGCTTTTACACCGTTAGCATTAAAGCCAACTGAAAGCCCTGTTTCCTCAATCTTTTCAGCCGTGTATTGTTCTTCGTCAACGTAACCTGTCAAGATTACATTATCCCCCTCAAGATGAACAAACCCTGAACCGATTTTTTCTCTATGGCGGTTTAGGATATCTACTCCGTCGCCTGCATTGGCAATGGACTCAATAACAGTACCGTGTGAATCAATCGTTCCCAAGGGGTTCGCTATCCCTCGAACTGCTTTTACTTTCAATTTTTCCTCCTTTGGCAGTTGTTGATATATAAGCTACAAAATTCTCTTGATTGAAAACTACGTTCTTATCGTGTTGTTTTAATAGTGGTAACACTTTTTGAATTGCGAAAGCAATGATAGTAACTTCATTACTTTGTCCATAAAGCAATTCTCTTGGCATACCGTACTCACTCAAAGCAATTTCAATTGCAAGGTTTGCGTCATTTTGTAGTGAACCGCTATAATCTGGTTGAATCTGTTTGATATCATCATCAGAGCCAATGACAGATACACCATTGAATTCTCTGGCAAGTTGTTGTTGTTGTGTTAGACGTTCACGAATTCTTTCCCAAACTTCTTTCAAACCACTAGAAACCTTAGTTTTCCAATAGATTTTGATTTGAGCTTGAGAATCAAGACGTCTACCAATACCATTACTAGCCATTCCAAACATTACCCCAAACCGTTGAGGGTTAGCACCATAGAAAGGGTTTAACAGCATTTCATAGTCGCTTGTTCTAATAGTGACCTGTCTGCGATTTGGTTCTCTAACTAAAATGTTAAACTGGTCTGCGTTCACTCTTTGAGCGTAATACTTGAAACCACCATACCAAACACGATAAACTTCTTGACCTTGTAAAGCCCAAAAGAATAAGTCCTCAAGTTTGGACGCTTCTGAATAATCAACATTATCAAAATAGGAAACTAAGCCCAAGAGTTTACCTAGTAACAAATCAGTTGTAGGGTCTTGGACCGTGAAAGTTGAAAAGCTCACATCTTCCGCTCTGCGTGAGAGATTGAATAAGCTCATTTACTTCCTCCTATTTTACTTCTCCTGAAGCCATGTCAATCTTGTGTCCGAACTCTTTTTCGATTTCTGCAATGAACATTGTATCAACTGGCAAGTTAAGTTTAGCCCATTTGTTTTGATAGTTTTCCAACATGCGAATTGTACGAATATGACGAACACTAACACCGTCAGAAACATACCAATGTTTAACTTTACCGCTTCCGTCTAGTCCTTTAATAAGGTACATTTTAATCATTCCTCCTGTTTGATTATTTTGGTTTGAAGTTCCAGTAACTGGTTTATTAAATAAGTCAAGTTCTGCCTGTCTGCGTCGTACTAAACCTTGTAAGACTTGACCGCCTGCATTACGATACTTCGGAATCATTGAAGCACAATAAGCATGACTGAACTCTGCCCAACCGTCAGCAACGAAAACATTACCGCAATTATAAGCCAATGACACTAAAGCGTCAAATTCATTTTGATTTGCTTTGCCTTTTACATAAGCGTCAACCATAGGTGCATACTTATTATTGATGTCAATTTCTAGCTGACTATCTGCTTGAGCTTGTGTCCAAGTTGTACCTGCCGTGACACCATAATGACCCCAACCGATAGTGTACATTTTTTCCCACGGTACTGGTTTATAAGCAGTCAATCGGCAACCCTCGAACTCTTTAATTAAGTTCAAACCGTTTTGAGATATTTTGATATTACCACCTCCATTTTTTGTTATTGTTTTTATAAGGGAACAATTAACCCAAGTGTTCACAATATGTCAAGATGTTATAAGCGTCAGCCATGTTGTCATCTTTGCAATTAGAATCAACCAAGCCTGTGGCTTTTAAAAGCTCTAGACTTTCTTCTTTGCGTTGTTCTCGTTTGCCTGAAATTAGATGATAGCTACACCACTTAGAGTTATCAATAAAAGTATAGCCATTTACTAGACCGTCAATAGCACCGATAAAATAACCGTTACAATTAGCAAGCGTAATACTGTGCTTTCTGTTTCTGCCCATGATAGGCGTTTCAATGGCTAGATGATAATCTTTTAAGTCAAACTCATCAATGATATCTTTAATTGCGTTTACAATGTCAAAGGTACGTTCCCAAGCGTTCTTTTTTGAGTTATATGCTTTAATAGAACCGACATACAATTGACCGTCTTTTCTAAAAGCGTACCCTGTACCCTCATCTTTCTTACTAGCGGTACTAAAATCAATAGCTAAAATTTTCTTCATTTCTATCCTCTTAAATAGGGAGGCTATAAGAAGTCACGACTGCGTAAACATCTTCATTAGATTTGTCAACGTTGACACCGTAGTCAGTTTTAGAAATAAACTCTAACACTTGTTTCAACTCTACTTCATCATTAACAAAATAGATGTTTTTTTCTGCCATGTCTTTACCTCCCTCATTGATTATGGTATTATTATAGCATACCCATTTTTAGTTATGACTTTTATTGTACCTACAAAAGATTTAGATAGTTTACAATTTAATTAAATAATTTGTAACCAAAAAATAATATAATACTAACTATCAGCGTGGTTGAGCCATTCTTGTATTTTTGACCCTGATTTTTTTACTTGATTTTGAAAAAACGTATGTTATAATAAATATATAAAAATTGAATACGCCTAAGGCTTGTCTGATGTCTTAGGAATTGAGTATATGAAAGCCGTACTGAATAAGGCGCGAGTAATGAGTTAGGCAAAGCGGTAGCCCTGTGTGATGTCACTGAAAGCAAGTTTCAAACGCTCCCCCAACATAGGCAAAGTTAAATAAGAAGTTACCGCTTGGGTGTTCATCATAGCCGAATTGATGTGAGGACTGATTGAGTTACTAGCGCTGACATATTAATTAGTTCAAGAGGGGGGATAAAAACTGCGTTTGCGTGGGTAGTTATACCCTTTAGCAAGGTAACTAAAAAGAAATATTTTATAGCTTGAATTGTAATATAATTTCAGTTATAATTAAAGCATAGATAAAAAGAAAGAGGTTTAAATATGTTTATTGTTTATTGGATAATGTCAGCTATGTTTGGAATTGTTGCAAGCATGGACCATTCTCTTTTCGTTGTTTGGTTCTTATGTTGCCTAGGTAACTTTATCTTAGGTTTAGTTGACTTAATAAAAGGGGGATATAAAGATTGATGATTAAAGATGACATCAAAGCAATTAACAAAGATATTTTTGAAGCTAAAGACTGGGAACAAATGGTCCAACGTGCTAAGTATTGGCTAGTTAGATTAAAAAACATTTACCCTGACCATGAATTTAAAACTTATTTTAAACCCCTACGTGATAAAAATATCATTTTCATTGACTATAAAGTAAAAGGGGTTGATTAAAATGCAGGACTTGTTTGAACGTGTTATAACAGCTAAGGAACTACAAGAGAAAGAGGACTTCAAAGGTGGGAACGAGTGGCTGATAGAACACTTAGTACCACGAGGACAAGCAGGTTTGACAATTGCACCGCAAAAGTCTTTTAAGAGTTCCACAACTTTACAAATGGCTTTAAGCGTAGCTAAAGGTGTCCCCTTTGGCTATTTTAAAACTAAAAAAGCAAACGTGCTTATTATTGACAATGAAGATACTGACTTCGTTTTACATCAACGTTTAAAGGCTTATAATGATGTTCCTGATAATTTGCATTTCATTACTGGGGGAATTTTTAAGCTAGATAACACAAATCACATGAATGGACTCTATAAGTTCATCAAAGAAAATAATATCAAGTTTGTTATTTTAGATAATTTAAAAGACATGCTGACAGACCGCAATACGCTCAATGATATGTCAAGTATGAATGACGTTCTGAATAACATAACACGATTGAAGTTGCTTTTAAATGATGTAACATTTTTATTAATTGCACATGCTCGAAAAGATACAAATAATCAATCGCTAGAGGAAAAGTCTTTTAGAGTTAGAAGCACACATGCTTTAGGTAGTTCGGCAATTGGTGCATGGTTTGAGTTCTGTTTATGTCTAAGCCCTAAAATGGGAAAGAATAGCAAGTATTCAATTTTGACTGTTGAGGCACGCAATTACGCTTATGACAAAGAGGTATGTCTGGGCTATGTAGGGGAACAATTTCAAATTATAGACCCCACAGGAAACAAACCTAAAGAGATATTAGAAGAAGAACAAAAAGAGGGGGAAGAATACGATGAAACAAAAAAAGAAGCCGAAAGTCTTTTAACAGCTTTGCAACAAAATGGAAAACTAAAAGAAATCAACGATTAATCGCTTTGTCTTTGACATTGCGGTTTTTCTTTTGTATAATTAAGTCATCAAGTTAAGAGAGGGAAACAAAAAAATGAAAGTAGCACTTGAAACACTTAACAGAATAGTTGTAAGACTTCAACAAAAAGAACCAATTAAAGCCGTTGAAAAAGAAATGCTTCTAGGGCTATTAAATAGCGTTTATAGCTATTATAAACAAATGGAAGATATTTCTATGCTAGATGTCTTAATCGTTCTCTATGAGCGTTTAACAGGCGTTAAAGCAGACAAGAAAGAAGAAGTAACACGCTTCATTGAAAACTTTAGTGCAAAAGGGCTTGTTAAGTTATTAAATAGCCTAGAAGAAAAAGGGAAACGTCAGAAAGAAAGCAAAGTAGACGACATTTTTATCAATGAAACAAGAATGTACTACAAAGTAGTAGCAAACAAAATCAAAGAGAGAGGTATCAAATAATGGCAATCGAAAAAGTAGTATATTATTATGATGACGGAACTAAGAGAGAATATCCCCCACGATTGACAGACCTAGAACAGTTAGAGGAGTTTAGAAAGTCAAAAGCTGATGTAACAGAAGTGTACGACTTCATGCAAGAACATCTAAGCAAGTTTGAAGCTAAGTTGTCCCTATGTTTTAAATATATGGTTGACAATCTAGGCATGGAGGAACAACAAGCAAATAACACGCTAGAGTTTTGGTGTGATGAATGGGGAGTTCAAAACGTTCATTTTATTGCAGAGGGTGGCGAATGTAAAATTTGTGGCAAACAATGCGACGCTAAAAAATTGTTCTGTTCAGAAGAATGTTACAAAGATTATATAGAGATGAAATATAATTGTAATTGACATAGCTAAAAGAATTAGATATAATTAAGTCATCAAGTTAAGAGAGGAAACAAAAATGATTAAAGTAATTTACATTTTAGAGGACGGTTCAGACAGTTGGACTTATGAAGTCAAAAAATTAAGAACCGCAATAGAATGTATTAGGGAAGATATGGAAGAAACAACCACGATTGCATTAGCAGTTGTATTTGATGAAAGCAATACAAAAATTTTGGAGGTTAAAAAATAATGGCACAAGATTATTACACAAATAAATACGGTATTCAATTAGAAGAATTTCTAATTTGGGGTTATGAACATGACTTAATATTTCCGCAATATAATTTTACGACTGGACAAGGTTTTGTTTTAATAAACGCTTTAAAGTACCTTGTAAGGGCAGGAAAGAAGCCTAATGAACCGTTCGAAAAAGACATGGGTAAATATAACTATTATATTAACACAGCTGTTAAAATGGGCTTTGAGCGGTCTGAAGCAGAGAAATGGGTAGCACTTCAAAAATCAATCTTTGAAGAGTTCAAAGGAAAAAAAAGCAGAACTTGAAGAAATCAGAAGAAGAGAGGAAGCGAAACATGTATAAATATTGTGCTTTGAATCATCATAAATTCTTATGGTTTAAAACTTTTAAGGATATGGCGAAACACTTCGGTGTTACTGAAAGTTATTTAAAATTATGGCTGAATAAAGACAAGCCTTTAAATGGTTGGTTTATTAAAGAGGTAGATTATTTTGATTCTGAATTGGAATGACTTCAATAAATGGCGAGAAACTAGCTTAGAATATCATAAAATGCTAGGCGAACATAATTATACTAATGCACTAACGTTCTTTGAGTACGCTAGACAGTATTTCAATGCAAAAGGTTTTCCACCTCCTGAAAAGAAAACAAAGACAGGTAGAAAAGGAAAATACACGCAAAAAGATAGCAAAGAACAATTAAAACAAATACATGAATACATTGGAGGTATTAAATAATGGCTTTAACAGTAAAACAACTAATCGAAAAACTTGAACGAGTAGAAGATAAAACAGGGGACGTATTTATTGAATTTCCAAGTGAATTTCTAAGCGTTGATACTGTATTACTAGACAATGAGGGCGACATCACTTTAATTAATGAAATGGCTTCACATCATTGTGATTGTCAAAAATGTAAAACAAGTGAAACAGAACTTTAATAGCTTAGTAATTGACAAAAGAAAGCAAACACGGTATAATTAGTTATACAGTTAAGGAGGAATAAAAAAATGTTGACTTTACTTTTAACAATTCTATTTATTTGGCTTGCATTTAAAGCCGTTGAAAATGTAGCTGAAGAACTTGGTAGATACATCAGAGGGTTATTGAAATGGTTGTGGAAAATGTACAAAAAACATGTAAATAAAGGAGTGAGCCTATAATGGAAAGCAAAGTTATAAAACTAATCAATGAAATCGAAGTACCAAAAAGTCAATACAATAGCTACGGAAAGTATAATTTCAGAAACAACGAGGATATTCAAACGGCTTTGAAACCTCTGTTATTAAAGTATGGGCTAATGGAAAAAGCAGAAACAGAAATGTTTGAAATGAACAACGAACTGATGTTACATGTTCATGTTGATATTTTTGACCCTGATGACCTTAATGACATCACAAGCGGTGACGGTTGGGCAGTCATTGACGTCAACAAGAAAGGCATGGATAAAGCACAAGCGACTGGGGCTAGTCAATCATACGCAAGCAAATATGCTTACGGTCAAGCATTGAAATTAGATGATACCAAAGACGCTGATAGCACAAATAAAGGACAAAATAACGTTACACAAGCTAAACCACGTCCAAAAGCGAACTATCAATACAAACTAAGCGACTTGAAAAAAATGGTAGCAAATAAAGAGATGTCAAGCGACCGCGCAAACGAACTTTGCAAACAAGGAAAAGTAAACATGAATGCTTAATACTTGACAAAAGAAAATAAATACGTTATAATTAAACTATCAAATAAAGAGAGGGAAACAAAAAAATGAAAATCATCGAAACTTTGAAAGTAAACGAAATTAACACAAAAGAAGTAGAAACAGCAAAAGGAACTAAAAAAGTCCTATCATTTAAAGCATATCCATTTGAGCATTATATCGGAGGTATTTGGCTACCTGATAGCGTAAATTATGGCGACATCGTAACAGTATTTATTGACCAAATTAAAGCCGAAACAAAAGGGGATAAAACTTATTATAACGCTTCGTATGCTAAAGTAACACCAGAGTTTAATTTAAACCGTGATAATAACGACCCACATGGTGGAATGGCTCCGAATACGGTTGACTTGTTCGGTGGTGTTTCTCCTACTGATATCCCTGATGAACAATTACCATTCTAAAGGAGTTAAGGAATGGGATATGACTATGAGATGATACTTGATGAAGTAGACAAATTAAGTCTACAAGGACGAGTAGAGGAAGCAAAGGAACTTGTTAGAGAACTTGTTCCCCCTCTGTTTGCCGTTGATTTTACTAACTTAATGGAATTAATTGAAAGGAATACATACAAATTATGAAAATCAGTAAAGAAAAACTCACTTTTTTAAAAAATACACATATCATCACTTTGGAACTTATTCATGATATGCTAGAGGTAAAACAACACATTAACAATTACCAACGTAACACAAACAAAAAATACGGTCTAAACTTTGAAAAAGACGAAGTGATTAATCGTGAAGTTGCTGACATGATTATTATTAACACGCTAGGAAAGTTAAACATGCTAGCTGAACAATCTTATTTCTTGCGTTTAGTTCGTAATACTGAAGTCAATAGCCCTAAGGTTCGTAAGGCTGAAAAGTTTGCCCAAAAAGCTAATTTAGTTGATAAAATCGTTGAAATGTTTGAATTTATCAACGGTACTTCAATAATTTGTTTTGATGAAACTAAACTATTCCACTTTATTAAAAAAGAAAATGTACAAAACTTTGAATATTTTAGTGAACAAGGACGAGAAGAATGGTTCTTCAATCGTGTTAAATGGTTGTTAGATACTTACAAAGGGGAACAAAAATGATTAATTTACAAAATAAAAAGCTAGACATCAAAGGGTTTCTCGAAGAGTTAGGGTTTACCGTTAGTTTGGACTATGAAAGAGAACCAATGGGAGTGATGTTTGCTGAAATACACCCTATTGTTAGTCAAGTAAGCAACAATGCAAGCATTTATCAGTCGTTTAGGACGCTTGAAGTAGAACTTATGGTAATTTGTACCGAAGAAACAGAAAATAGCTTATACAGGGCTGTACAACTCTTGAGCGATGAGCATTATATTTATGCCAATACTATCACAGACAACACTAACATTATAAAATTAAGAGGTAACTACTATGATTAATGACAAAACATTGAACTTTATCCGATTCTCTAGCGGTTTTAATAACTTGAAAAAAGAAGAACTTGAAGCATTTGCCGAAAATGAAATCTTTGAACTTAATGAATACAATGCAAGTGAGGGAACACAAGGAAAATACTTCTACACTTTAGATGATGTCAACAGAAACGGAACGCTTAAAAGTTACATCATTGAATGTCTAAAACTTTCGTTACAAACACGTTGGGGAAACAACTTAGAATACCATATAGACCGTAAAACGAAATACTTAAACAAATTAACAGGAATGCAAGCGTAAGAAAGAAAGAGGAACTAAAAAATGAAACTTAAAAACCAAATTGAATTGCTTAACGACACTTTGAAATTACATGATGAAAAAGTTGATGAACACTTTCCAACAGATGAAAGTCAAGTGCCAGCTTATGCTAAAGCTCAATATATGGACTTCTTTAGTATGCTTCAAGATGTTGTTAAAGCGTATGAATTCACGGCAAAATTTGATAAACCCTCTGTAAAAGCTCTTGAAATTCTTGTTACAAACTTAAATGAACACTCTGAAATGGTTAATGAAATCATGGACGAAACAAACTATAAAACTTGGACCAAACAAGAAGATGAACATTATACTGGTGTTTTCTACTATGATTTGCATAGAACAGTAGAGGAAACAATTGAAGAAATGAAAGAGGTGTAAATGGTTTATATTGTTTATATTGTATCATTCATCTTGTACAGTTGGTTCTTGTTTAAAGTAGGTAAAAAGAACGCTGAAACGAAAGATACAATAAAATTAGTTATAACTGGGAAACCTGAACAAGTTAAAAAAGCAATTGAAACTATTAACGAACAAAATTTGATTAAATAGAAAGTGAGGTCGTAACTCTTCATTTACACGCCACTCAAACGAGTGGTTTTTTTGTTTGGTTGTTGATTAGACACCCCTTGCTATATAATACCCCTGTAAGCTCACAGATTGGCTTGTATTGCATTTTAAGTTATTTCTAGGATAATGACAAGGAATAGACCAAAACACGCAAAATAGAACGATTTAAGAGGAATTACATCATATTTTTTTCAAAACGAAAAATGAAAAAATAACTCCTAAAGAGTTAGGCTTGATAG